CCTTGTAGATTGATACCACCTTGGGGTAAATTAACACGAACTAAGAAACGACTTGGTCGAGCAACACCTTCTCCCTTTGAGATTGCTGCTCTAAATCGATTGATTGTTGTTTCAGGATTGGCACGTTGTTGTAATCTTGGATCACCAGGAATGTTATCATATTCTCTACCTCTCGGTAATCCAATTCTTAAATCAAAAGGACCAATTCTTTTACCACCTCTAAAGATTGCCATTAATTTATCATCTTTCTACTGTCTGACCAAACTGCTGCTGTTGACGCCTTTTTGAATTGTGACACAGGAAGCAAACAAGCAGGTAAGAAATCCTCTTGTTCAATTCTTAAAAAACCAGATCGTACGTGATTGGTTAAATAATGTTTAATTGTAGGTTTGATCAATTTAATTCTTTTTAAACTATCATAGTCAGCTGCTGATAAATTCTTTCCGTCAATTGCTTCTAACAACTGAACACGTAAGGCAATCGGTAGGTAATGAAAGTTAATTCCTAAAAACCCACCTGATGCTGAACCGATCGGCAACACTAAAGGGAAACGATCATAATATGGTAATTTTGCTTTTGTCTTAGGATCATAAAAAAAGAAATTCAGTTTACCTAGACCAGGTTGACGTGCTAACGCACCTTGATTAATCAATCTACGTGAAGAAACTTTTGCACCCAAATCTTTAATCTTGTTACGATACCACTGAACAGAACGTTTTCTGTCTCCTGCGGCTTTTCTTATATCATCAAGGATTTTTCCCATACTACTATTTATATGGGCGTATGAAATCTTCCGTTAATATTGTGAACTCCATTCCACGTTTTGATGTCCACTCTCTGGCGGCCTTCCACTTCGCTTCATTCTTAACATACTGTAGAACTTCATTCTTCCACTTTAATGTCTTACGTTTGGGGTTCTTTATTGGTGGTTTTGTGTACTTTTTAGGTTTAACTTCGACAATCAACTTGCGTACATTATCATTCTTATCTTTATACTTGAGATAGAAATCTGGAAAGTATCGATGATATTTACCGTCAATTGGTGACTTATACGGGACAACCATCTCCTCTGATCCCCACTCCAAAATGGCAGGATTGCTATCACAATACACCATTACCTTGCGTTCCCACAAACTTCGATAAATAACGTTCGTTGGGTCGCCCTTATACTTGCCAGGATTCTTTGGTTTGTACTTACCTTTGTATGTCTTTCGAAATGTCATTATAAATACTTATATGTCTTTAATATCAGGTTTACTAAATTCACTTGCAGGTAATATATTTGGTGGCGGGAAAGTTGGCACACCAAATAAGGCAGCACTTGGTGCTCAGTTACGAACACGTTCTAAATTTAATATTGATTCTAATCAATTCGCTCACACAGACACAAACAAGTTTTCATTCGGTAGTTTAGTTTATCCTGAAACGTTAGAAACAGATCCTGGTCTAGGACACTATATGTTGTTCTATATTTACAGAACTAAAAATTCAAAATACAACAAAGCAGGAACAGAAATACGAAGAACACAAACCACTAAACCAGGCACATCTGGTCAATACACAGCACAAACTGGTGGTGTTGTTGGTATTGAAAGCAGTACAAGAAATGATTTTCGAGCAGATACATTACAACGTAGTAAAAGAGATTCAATTAGAGAGAAGTTAGGTTTTGTCAAAACATCCGATGCGATTGCTTTGTATATGCCACCTAATTTAGAATTTAGTTACAAGGCAGATTATCGAGCATCAGAAACAGGTGCCGCTGGACAATTTGTTAAACAATTTGGTGGTTCAAGTTTTAGAGATACATTAACAAATTTATCAGGTGGTGCTGGTATGCAGTTTCTAAAAGAAAATATTGGCGAACAATTACTCAGAGATGTTCCGGCACAGATTGGTGAGTTCTTAGGTGGTGGTGATATATCTGGTGTCATACGATTAACAACACAGAAAGCATTAAATCCACATTTAGAAGCAATCTTTGAAAAAGTCAGCATGAGAGAGTTTTCCTATACATTTAGATTTACACCAAAGAATGAAAGAGAAGTTGAAACAGTTGATAAGATTACAAAGTTATTTAAGTTTCACATGATGCCAGAAAAACCAGTTGATGCTGCAATTGGTCGTTATCTGACTATGCCATCAGAGTTTGAAATTCACTATATGTACAAAGGTGTAGAGAACACTTATATTCCTTTTGTATCTAATTCTGTCTTACAGAATGTTACACTAAGTTATGGTCCAGGCGGACAATATCAAACATTTAAACCAAAGGCAACCGCTGATGGAAGTGCCCCACCTCCAACAGAAATAGAAATGAAATTAGATTTCATGGAAACAGAGGCATTGACAAAAGAAAAGATTATGGAAGGTTACTAGAATGTATTTCAAAGAGTTTCCATTATATCAATACGACTTTGATGGTAAAGGTCAAAGTGTTAAGTTAGTCACTGATTTGTTACGCAGAGTTGCTGTCAATGCAAAAGTTCAAGCAAATACATTGTTATTCGATAAGTATGATGTTAAAGACGGTGAAACACCAGAGATTGTTGCTGATTTGTATTACGGTAATTCAGAATATCATTGGGTAATTGTTTTATTAAATGATATTACAAGTTGGTTTGATTGGCCACTTGATACAATTGCTTATGGTAAATATCTGAATGACAAATATGGCGATGATGTAGATGGCGTACATCATTATGAAATAGCACAAACATCAGGCGATACTACCATCAAATTAGAAGTGTCTAGTGACACGTCAGGTGCAACGATAGTAACCAATAGAGAGTATGAAGACAGATTACAAGATGAAAAAAGACAGATACGTTTAATTGATCGCACCTACTTGCGTTTATTTGTAGAAGAATTTAAAAAAGTTATTAAGAGATAATTATGAGTGTTACTATTGATCCAGAGGTGCTCGAGAGAGCAGGTGACTTCAACCTTGATGAGATAGTCATCAATACAATTACAAACGATTCTGTAGATTTTAAAGCTGCATTTACAGAAATAAATCTATACGAATCCATTTATTCTAACTCAATTTCTGGCAATATTTCTATTAGAGATTCCAAAAACTTTATTCAACGATATTCGATTTCAGGACAAGAGAATATTGCATTTAATGTTCACACGCCTGGTGCTGAAGGGGATGATCAAATCAATCTCAAGGATTTTCCAATGAGAGTGTATAAAGTATCGGATAAAGTGACAACACAGGAAAGAGAACAAGTCTATACGCTTCACTTTACGACAAAAGAAAGTATTCGTAATATGAGAAATCGTATTTCACGTGCATACACAGGTACAACAAGTGACATTGCTCTCAAAATACTGACTGATAGACAGATCATCGGTACAGATAAACAAATTTACTTAGAAGAATCATCTGGTATTCACAAAATGGTCTTTCCACATATGCAACCCTTTAATGCAATTACAACTGTTGCAAAACGTTCAGAAAGTAAAGAGTACGATACACCAGGGTTTTTATTCTATGAAACACATCGAGGATATAACTTTCGTAGTTTTGAGAGTTTAACACACGATCAAAGAATACCAAGACCAGATCGAATGCTATTTACTGATATGCCATACGCACGAAAGGCTGGTAATCCAGCGATGAGAGATATTGAATTTGACATGTCCACGATAAAAGAGTTTCGTATTGTCAAAACCAATGATTTAATTGCAGATACCATGACTGGAATGTTGAGTACAACACATTACACACATGATATTCATACAAAAACATGGACAAAGAATGAGTTTAATTACTTAGATAATTTTTACAATCGTTTACATATTGATCAAAACGAAGTAAAGACAGATTACAATGCGTCTTTTGGTTCTCTCTACAGTCTAACACCAGAGAGTTCTGATAATAAGAGAATCTCAGAGTATCCTAAATCAAAGATTCTTGTATCTCCACGTGCGACTGCATTACATAGTTCATCAGCAAGTGATCCAAGAACATATGACAATCGTAGTAATGTATGGTTACAAAAAAGTTTATCAAATAAAATATCAACAAATTCAATTAAAATGGAAATGACTGTTCACGGCAATACGTATCTTGCAGCAGGCGATGTAATAAGAGTGAATCTCACATCAAACGAACCACACGAAGCAGGTGATGAAAGAATTTATGATGAATACTTTTCTGGTCGTTGGTTAATTACTCATTGTCGCCATATTATCAATCCAAGAGAACATGAAACAGTCATTGAGTGCGTGAAAGATACTTACTTCAATGCATTACCAACAGGAGATCCCATTGACGCATAAAAATAGATATCATAAATAATATTATGAGATTAAGGAGATGTAATATGTTTTTTCCACCCGATTCCATACCAAGTGCATACAAGGTCAATCCGCAAACTGCACCAATGTTTCCTCACATGAAAGGAAAAAAGAACAACTACTGTGGTAGTGCTTGTCAATCTTTTCTCATTTGGGAACTTGAAACAAAAAAGAAATTAAGAAATATCGCAAAGAAAATAATTCCAGGACTCGATTAATGAAAGAAAATCTCATAGACGTAATGCAAGGATTACTCGATGAAGGTGTTTACGATCCAAGTATATTCAAAGCAATTTTCCTTGCTGGTGGGCCCGGCAGTGGCAAATCTTATGTCACACGTAGAACAACTGGTGGATTAGGTATGAAAACCATCAATCCTGACATCGCCTTTGAAAAGATCCTTCGGGACGCAGGTGAATCGTTAGATATGCGAACAATGGATCCAGAGAAAAGAGACCGGTTACGACTTCGTGCGAAGAATTTAACTAACGCCCAAATGAAACTGTATATCGATGGTCGTCTTGGTCTGATTTTAGATGGCACGGGTAAAGACTATGATAAAATTAAAAGAGTAAAAGGTCAATTAGACACGATTGGATATGATTGTTACATGATTTTTGTCAATACAAGTTTAGAAGTAGCGTTAGAACGAAACGAAAAACGTGCAAGAAAACTACCAAATGATTTAGTCAAAGCCTCTTGGGAAGATGTTCAACGCAACTTAGGAAAATATCAAGGATTATTTGGCGCCGGTCAATTCATTGTGGTCGACAATAATTCACCTAACGAAGACTTAATGAGTATGGCAGTCAAACAAGTACGCAGATTGGTTAAATCACCCATACGAAACACACGAGCAAAACGATGGATATCAAAAGAATTAGAGAAACGCAAACGATAACCCTTGACAGCATGGAGAAATCCTGATATAATACAGTATGTCCAACAAAGAAAATCCAATCGCTAAAGACTTACGAACTCCAAAGTATCGTAAAAGGGTCGTCAAGTCAAGGAAAAAAGAACCCAAACGTGAGTTTATGGAACTCGAACGACAAATTGACGCAGAATACCAACAAGATAACAAAAGATTGAAATGGGAGTAATAAAATATGACGACAAAAGAACTGATTGACAATATTGTCACTTGGATATATAATTATGCACGAAACGCCGGTATGAAATCCTTAGTGGTCGGCATTTCAGGTGGTATCGACAGTTCAGTCGTTTCTACGTTATGTGCCAAGACCGGACTTCCTACGTATGCTGTTTCCCTCCCTCTCCAAAACACAGAGAATCACCAACATCTATCACAGATTCACGGACGATTTTTAGAGGCTTTTTTCTCCAACTCCCGACATATCACCCTTCCGTTATCCACTCCCTTCGCAGGATTCAAAACAGAACTCGCCTCTTTACTACCCGAAATTCCCATCTCCGAAATCGCATTTGCCAATCTCAAATCACGTTTACGAATGGTTGCATTATACAGTATCGCTCAATCAAAGCAAGGATTAGTCGTAGGAACGGGTAATAAGATAGAAGACTTCGGCGTTGGATTCTACACGAAATACGGCGATGGCGGTGTTGATATCAGTCCAATCGCAGACTTATACAAATCAGACGTGTATCGCATTGCCAAAGAGTTAGAATTAGACTTAGATATCCAAGAAGCAGAACCCTCAGACGGACTCTGGATCGACAGTCGTACAGACAAAGACCAACTCCAATACGACTATCCCACATTAGAAAAAGTAATGAAAATACACGAAAGAGGGGAATATCCTCCCGAAGAACTCAAAGATGCATACAATAAATATTGTTATTACAATACAGTGAACAAACATAAAATGATCGATATACCCGTTTATAAAGTACCACAAGAGTATCGTATTCAACACGAAATACACAATAAGTGTGGAACGGCAGAATGTTGCGGATCTTGTAGTAAAGAACCTGCGATTGTCATCGATCCTACAGTGAACAAAGAAGTTTATGTGAATGAGGAAGATGGAGATGTCGGATGTTAGAATTAGTGAGTAGCGTCATCTTAGTCGGAGTATTATTCTTATTGCTCTATGCTTATTTGTTGTTAAAGAGAACACAAGCACAGATCGGATTAGTAATGATGCATTTAGACGGGATGTACGCAAAGATACGAAAGAATAGTCGGTTGAGTG